CTATGATAAATTCTGCCTTGTTGAGTTCTTCTTTTATTTGTAACATATTAAATTAGATTAAATTAAATAACTTGAAAGGGAGCGGACTTGCCATTCGCCCCCATGTATCAAGTAAAAAAAACAAAAATTAAATCAGAACGGCAAGTCGTCATCAGCAGGAACTGTTTGTGCCTGTACTGAAGCTTGTTGTTGGGTAGGCTGTCCTTCTTGTTGTTTAGAAGGGAATACCTTACCGAGATTGTATCTACTCTTTGTTTCAGAGTTGTAACCTGATAAGGACTTTGATCCATCCTCCCAAGTTGTAAGGTCAAACCATACTGTCTTTCCGTACTGATCGCTTTCAGTTACAGCTTTTGGTGTTTCCTTCATTAGTCTTCCGAGTTCTGTTGCGTTTAATGCAATTCGCTCTTTGTTTGTTGGTTGTGCCATAATTGTAATTTTAAGTTAATAATTGATTTAAATTGTTGAGGTACTCTCTGGCAAGGGTAACTCGGTTATAGATTGCATCTATGTCTTTCTGGTTTCTTTCGACCATAAATTCTTTAATCCTGTGTCTAGGGTTTATATCTTTAAACTTGTGAGAGTCCCAAACCTCTTGTTCGAGTTCCTCTGGTAATTCAATCATCCCAAGCTTAGACCTAATCCTTTTCATCTCATCAAAGATTAGTTCATCAGGTGTGTCAACAAGACAATAAACTAGCTTTGATTCTTCAAAATCTGTCAAAGCCATATACCCTTGAAGTTGCCAATAATAGTCTTTCTCAGGAACATCTTCGTCAGTCAAAGGAAATGTTTTGTGATTCCATGAGCATTTAATGTCCACTAAAGTGTCTGCAAAGAGGTCTGGCTCTCCAGTTATGTACTCGTTGTTATACCTCTTTGTGTTCTTTACAACATCCCTTGCGATATATTGTCCATACATTGCAATAGCCTCTTCTTCAGCCATGATACCTTTGTCAAGGTATTTGGACTTTATTTGTCCAGATTTACCGTATAGTTCCTCTTTAAATATCTCGCCCAAGTAAGTTCTCGTGCCCACTGCAAGCAGGTCCTTCTTGTTTCTTGGTTTCGTCATCAACTTACCAATGGACGAGCATCTAAAAAGGTAATTATCAAATAAGATTTTACTCATGATTTTTTATTTTTTTCATCTGTTGGATAATTGTTTTTGCTCTTTTATGTAATATGTTTTTTGAAAAAACAGAAAGAACATCTTCATAATTAAGCAAGTCTTTGGTGATTTTATTAAACTCTTCACTCAACTCAATACTCATGTTTCTTCTTATTATAGCAATTTCATCTATAGTTGTACATGAATACGCTGTGTTTGGCTTTTTAGATCTGTTATTTATTTTCTCACCTACCTCTTTTATAAATCCAGATTGATGAAGCTCAGTGAATCTTGGAGCCACCTCATTAAATTTCATTTGGTAAATTTCGCAAACTTCTTGAGGGGAAACGGGTTGATGTTTTTGTATGTATTCATATATTTTCAACCTTCTTTTTGGCAGACTATCCATTATACTCTTGTAGGATTCGTTTCTATTTAAAGTAGAAATATTCATAACTATTTTCTTTTAAAGTCCTCTGATTCATCTTCTCCAAAAACCCCTAGTTCATAGAACCCTGTGAGTTTTAGTACTGCACGAGACATTGCTCGTTTCTCTGCCATCTCCATGACATACCAGGTGTTACAGTTACCACTCTTATAGTCTCCTTTAAGAGCAGAGCCAAATGTTTCTATTGACGCACCTTCTTTGTCTGCATTTGCTTTCACAACTGCAAACTCAGGTTTGCATTCAATAACATCGTAATGTATTTTGATTTGCTCTACGCCCTGTATCTTGTCGATACCTGCACGAGTAATGATCGTGTAGTGTTGGTGCTTGAATACCTCATCTGGTGTGAGGTCATACTTCTTGTATAGCTTCGCTATCTTTTCTCTGTTTGTTGCCATAATTTGATTTAATTTGATTTATATGTATTACTTTATTTAAGTTGAACCCATTCAAAGCACTCTTGTGTCGGTTGATAGAAGCCTCTGTAGCGTCATTTTCATTGCTCTGTAGTGTCTCAAGCTTATCGAAGTGATAAGAGTAGCACAGAGCGTCTGATAACGCCCTTAAACCGCATTCATATGCATACTCGACAAAAGAGTCTTCGTAGGGTCTGTAAATGTCAACGGCAGTATCTAATAAACTATACATACCATTTTCATCTTTCTCAAGTTTAACTCTTGGTAGGAAGTATTGTTGCGAGCCATCAAGGAAGTCAATCCTTGAAGCTGTATCCATAGTTTTCCACACCACGCTTAACTTGTACTGTCTATCTCTCTCCATTAAATTCTTTCTGTTCGTCTATAATTTCATTTAGTTCGGCTATAATGCCATCTTGAAACTTGACTTGTCTTTGAGACATTTCTAATTCATACTCAAGCTTTGATACCTTCTCATGAAGCTCTCTTTTTTTGTCGTAGAGCTTGTAGACTTGTTCTAAAGCCCATTCTCTTTGCATATTTTCAAATGTTTGTTCCATAATTATAATAGTATTAGTCTTAAGTATTCTTTTAGTTCATTCATCCTACCGCTTAATGCTCTCATCTCTTCTGCTTTCTGATACAGTTCGATGTCACTAAGCTCATGTAGGTCTTTGACTATTCTGGTCATTTTCATGTGTAGACTGAATATGTGATCCCTCACTTTCTCCACATGACTTCTCTTCTTGCTTTTTAGATTTATCATATAACATGTTATTTCTGTTTGGCGTTGCTAAAGTACCAAAATATTCCTCTTCCATCCAATGAAGTTCCACTCTACTTGAGTATTCATACCAAGTCTCATCTAAAGTTCTCTTAATTCCACTCATAGTTTCTCGGATTCATAGTTCAAATGTCTTGATTCATAGCATCCTACACTACAATAGGAATCGTTGTAATCAGGCTCTGCATCTCCGCTGTCTACACCGAGTTTAGAGCCACAAGTTTTACAATAATTAAATTCTTGCTTTAATTTGCCTACCAATGCATCCTTTACTTCAGGAGAAAGATGGCTGAAATCGAATATACTCATGATGTTGTTGATATTTGCTGTGATGATAGTGAACGTTTCACTTTGCTCCACCACACATTCATTTTGTATGCGTTATTGAATTGCCTTTGTGTCATTGCTCTGAACCGAACCACACCATCTGCCCCTTTGTAGGAGCAGACGTGCAATCCTGTCTCAAGCTTTTTAAAGTTATCCATTTAAAGCTGTGAATAAATCTATCTTAGCTTCATTTTCTCTAACATCCAAGTACTCTAATGGAGTGTAAGTGTTTCCTTTATAACTTACAGTAACAGTTACCTTGTTTGACTTGGTGTTTTCAACTACTGACTTATTGTTGTCTTTAGTTGTAGCCTCATTTTTCATAGGCGTGTAGCGTCTTAACGCACTCTCAATCGTAGACTCTCTAAGCCATACCCCATACTTGTTGTGGTAAGCCTTTTGAATCACACGAAGGTCTTGACCCTTCTGATTGTAAATAAACTGAAGGTTTGCATTGGGAATACGACCTCTGTAAAATTTAGTGGGTTTTCTTCCTCTTCTTGTCATTGTACTCATAGTTAATTAAATTAAATTTCGCCTACTCTATAAGGTTTTCGGCATCCCCTTTAGCTTCAGGAGTAGGACTCGAACCTACCCTTTTCCCATTCTCAGCTCTCTTACTCAATGTGCACCTTGAGTCCTCGTCTTCAAGCGAATGTAATGTGCTACCGACTACACTATCCTGATGTTTGATAAAGGGAGGTAATTCCTCCCTTGTTAAATTAATAACCCTTCTCACTCAACAAAGAGTTTTCAAGATTAGACACTCTGTTTCTCATTATAACGTGTGCCGAAATAAACTGAAACAATCTGTCATATTCATCCTTAGATTTGAGTTGAAACAACACATTGCCAACTACCCTAAATCCAAGATAGAATGATGCAATAAAGTTTTCTTCTAAATCTAAATTTAATCCGTTCTCGTTAAACCACACTTTAGTGCCATCGGGCTGTGTGTATAATTCAACAAGTCCTTCAACAGCTTTTTGCTTGTCCTCCAATCCTTTGATTTCTACATCAAAAGAAACGTTCTCATTCGATTTAATTAAAATATACTTTTCGAAATTTTCGTGAGGCTCTCAACCCCTTTTATTAAATTGTGCTTACTCTGTAAGGTTTTCGGCATCCCCTTTTCTGTTCGCAAGTTAATAACAATGTTTATAATTTCCAAATTTATTTTTAACTTACTGATTATCTGTCGTTTAGTGTCCAATATATAGCCACGAATGAAGCTATACTAATAATTGTCCAGGCACTAATCATTCCTTTATGTATTTTATATTCTCATTGTATTGTCTAATCAGAAAATCTTGCTGATGGTCTGGAAGATCTTGTACGTTTACAACGCTATATCCTTTGTGTAACCTTGTTTCTTTCCTTGCCTCAGCACTAACCCCATAAATTCTTGGGGGTCTGTTAAAATGCTCTTGGAGAATCTTATCCTCCTTTTTGTTGTACAGAACAAACTCCTCTTGTTCCGTTACGTTTGGGTAGTACGTATAGTTTTTCATATTTATTTGATTTTAATTGTTTAGTGTTGATTGTTTTTCTATCCATCTTCTAAATCCAATAGCCACATCTCCATCGTGCCAATTATCCCAGTCCGCAGTATAATAAACATCCCAATAAACAAACTCTACTATGTTTTCAAAATTGCTTGGCACATCTATTCCTATTCTGTGAAATATTTCTATTAACATCGAATTAATTTCATCCCATTTTTTAGCATCTATTTTATTATTTGTTATCTCCATTTTCATTTGATTTTAATTTTACTCATTACTTCCTTAATTATTTCTTCGATGAAGTCATACTTTTGGTCGATTATTGCATCGTACCATTGTGGAGGAATGTCGAAGTACTCCTCAACGTGTTCTCTTACTTTCTCTTCTATCATTTCGGATAGATCTCTGATTATTTCGTGTGCTGTATCTGATACTGCATTGTCAAATACGTCCTCGAATGGGTCTGTGTCATAAGGTGGATATCTCATAATGTTTGTTTTTATAGTTTGTTATATTTTCTCATATCTTCAAATACTTGTTGTATCACATGGTCGTTGTCGCTTTCTTGTATTGTGTTGACAAGCCAAGTTATCTCATCTATTGGGTCTGAACATTCAGTCAGTATCCAATCAGCATATTTCTCTGCTTCTGTTTGTGTTATTCTCATAATGTTTGATTTAATTCGATTAATTCATCTATACAATACTTTTTTAATTCTTGTTTTGTCATTTTATTGTTGGTTTTAGATTAATAATATACTCTGAATACTGAGTTGCAATTGCCCTTGCCATTCCTGGAAATGTCTTACTTCTCAATGTTCTCCTTTCTTCTGGGGTCTTAGCTTTTGCTAATGCATCCATATACCATTGTGCTTGTCTTTTCTTTTTTCCATTCTTATCTGTCCATTCGAAGAAGTCGCCTTTATCAACAACATCTGTTGGCTTGAGAAGAGGAAGGTTCTTTGTCCAAAGACACGTTTGCTTTGATGCTTTATCTCCAAACATGTAGGGCTGAACAATTTGATTAGGCTTCCTTATTTGTGATGATATAACGCTTATTGGATTTTCAATAGCTATATGTTTTATTGGGGCATCCATCAGTTGCTTGACAAATAATAACGCTTTATCTCTGTTCTCCCATCGCTCTTGATTCTTTGAGCCATCCTTGTTGTATAGCCATCTGTTACCGCTGACTGCTAAGAATGTGCATGGAGGATGAGCAATCATTAAATCGTATTTTCCACTATATGCTTCCTTCAATGCATCTCCTTGTATGTGCCATTCGGGATGACCACCACTACAAGGGATCAAGTCGCAAGAATAGGCTTCGTGTCTAAGTTTTCTAAATTCTTTTGTTATCGCTTGGCTTTCTTCACAAGCTACTAATACTTTCATAATTACTTATTTTGTTTTATAAATTCTTTTATTTTATACTCAATAATTGCCAATTGATATGGTGTTATGTCTCCGCTTTTTAGGTTATAATCCTCACAGATTAAATCCCAATCTACGTATCTGTCGATATCAAAATTTTCCATATTATTTATATTCTTGTTTTGCTCCTTGTTCGTTATGGTATACTTCGTATAGCCAATCTTCAATAGACATTCCATCTTCGTATTTCACACTTGTAAGTGATGCTATTGTATTCTCGTTTTGAATCTGTTCCTTACTACCCCAATAATCGGGTAGGTGTATTCGTTCCATTTCTTGTAAGACAAATTGTTTTAAGCTTTCCATTTTTTGTTAGGGTTTTTATCGTTAATAAATGTTTTTCCAAAGGCAAGAATGAATAGTCTTTCTTGTTCTTTTTTTGTTATCGTTTTGTTGTTAAATTTTCTGTAAAGTCTTTTATATTCTTCCATTCCGTTTGATTTTAAATTAATTTTCCTTCTTCTGTAAATTCATATTCGTTTGCTTCAATCGTTTCAATGATTGCTTCTTCGCTTGTAAGGTATTCGTACTCATCCCTCAGCCATCTTAGTATCTCGTACTCCAAATTCTTCTTTAAATCGATTGTAATACCCTCTACATCCTCATCAAATTCATCGTATAATTCCATCTTGACTGAATAGCCATCTGTATCATTTCCCTCCCCATGATGCTTTACAAGGGCATCCCATTTCTCTATAAAGTCTTTAGCATCTTTCACAATTTCCATTGCTTGACCAAATGTGCCTACAATGTTTGTTGCTATTTCATATCCTCCCTCTAAAAATTCAATCTCACATTCTTGTCTTCTTCCTATGTCAAAGGAGTTAACTTTTATCCCACATTCTCGCAATGTTTCGTATGTGCAATCCCACCAATCAAATTCTACATTGATATGAATATTATCCTCGATAACTTGCAATTTTGTTTGTTCATCTAATTCGTCAAACTTGTACGCTTGTAATTCTATTGTTCTCATTTTATTTAGTTTTTAATTTTTTTGATAATTTATTTATTTTTATTTCTAAACATTGTATGTAGTCCATAAAAGAGTTTATGTAATATTTGTCATCAGTTTTAAGTTCTTCTAATCTGTAATTGAAGTAATTAAATCCATCATCTACTGTGTCAATTAGTTTCACTTCTTTTACTTTCATTGTGTTTGGATTTGTGAGGGGGAATCTCACCCCCTCGTTATTTGTTTTAAATTGTTTCAAGTTGTTCGTTGTATCTGTTTTCAATAGCCTTTAAATCTCTTTTTAGGCATCCTCTTTCAATCTTTGAGTTTAATTGTACCCCTACCCTTTGACAGTATCTCGAAAGGCTCTCAAAGTCTGTTGAAATCTTGTTAAATTGGGTTAGTATTGCTTTTGCTTCTTGCTCGTATTGTGAGCCATACCCATACTGAAACGGCATCAAAAATACTTCCTCTGTTTCTGTTCCTTTGTTTAGGGTTATCGTTCCCGCAAAATAACTGTTTCCGTTTACCTTGTCAAACCATTCTTTGGATCGAATGTCTATTGTCTTTGTTTTCATTGTGTTTGATTTGTGGAGGGAGTTTCCTCCCCTCCGTTGGTTTATATGTTTATGCTACTTCTGTTTTTTCGTTGTATCTGTCTACGGCATGACCTACCAATTCTCTGTCGGTTGCAAAATCATAAAGCATTGCAAAAGCGAGTTGATAGATTGAATTAATCTCAAGACCTAATTCATTTTCTTCAAATTCTGTGAATGTTCTGAGGGCATTTATCACGTCAAATTGAGTGCTATAATATATTAGCATATCGTCTAAAATTTGCATGAGGTTTTCCTCTAATTCTGTGTAGATGTCCTCTTCATCTTTTCCGTTTTCATTGTCGTACAAAATGACGTCTTCAATGTATCCTATTAGATTGTTGATGACTGCTTCTCTTACTTCAAATTCTGTTTTCATAATAATAAAATTTAATTGTGTTTGATTTTAATTAATATTTGATAAATGTATTTAGTTGTTTTTTGATATCATAGAAATTTAACATTTCATTAAGAAAGGGAGGAGCCGAGACCCCTCCCGATAATTTTTGATTATAATTCTAATCTGTTTAATCTATCAGAAATTTTTTCAAGTTTGCCAATAATATTGTTTTGGGTAACAGAACCGCATTTCACTTGAATAGCTAAAATTTCTACTTGTGCGATAATACTACCGACTTCTTGGGCTCGGTTCATTCGTTCTGTGTGTAACTCTTGGGAATGATGTGTAATAGTTTTCATGTTATTTTGTTTTTGATTACATGGCAAACATAAGGCGGGAAAGTAATACCATCCAAAATTTTAACAAAACTTTAACATTTGAAACCATTTTACTGGGGTTGCGAGATGGTTTGCACGAATGGACACAAAGCAAATTTTAGGCAATTCCTATGATTTACAAGGGATTAACCAGGCTGGAAAGGATTGTATTTGGTGGGGGTTTGTGTGGGGGATTTGCTAAATGCGTTGGTGGTTATTCCATTGCTCAGCCCATGCAATGCAAAACGTAAAACTTTAACCGCTCCAATAAATTAAAGCTAGATAGTAGCTACCACACGGACAGACATAAAGCAAAACCTAAAAAGTTTGTTGACGTTGACAAAAAAAGGAATGGGGGTGGGTTGAGAGAAACGGTTTTCTGTGGAAGACGTGGAGTGTATATTGTATATATAACCCACAACCTCTATACATCTCATAACCTCTATATATCCTCTCCTATACTCTTCCTTGTCTTTTGCAAGTAAATGGCATACTTTTGTGACATTTAATATGTATACTATATGTGTTACTTTATTTGGCACAAAATCATGCCAACTGTTGTATGTACAAATGTTATGTTATGTTTTGTTTTGTAAAGAATATTGTATTATATTTGATTAATCTTAAAGATTTTATTTGTTTCATAGTTTGATTGAGGGAGGTTTCAGTAGGTTGAGCCTCCCTTTTTCTTTTTTACCTTTGGATCATGTTTATTATAGCATTCACATTCCCTAATGCCATGATGTTAGGGTTCGAGTACTTCGAAGAGAACGATACATTGCAGTTCAATGAGTTCAATCTGTATCTTTTGTTCCTTTCTGTGGCATACAGATGGAGAAATAATGGAGAGAAAATACAAAACTTAGATCTTTAGTTACAAAATTGTGTTATATTTGTATTATAAATTTAATTTATTTTACAAATGATTGAAAAAGACATCGATTTTAATGAAGATGCGAGGTATAAGTTGACAAATGGAGTCAATAATCTTGCAAATGCCGTCAAACAAACTTTAGGAGCGGCAGGAAATACAGTTATTTTAGAGGATGAGATAGGCAGACCGCATGTAACTAAGGATGGGGTTACAGTTGCTAAGAGCATCAACCTATCAGATCCAGTGGAACATCTTGGAGCTACAGTTGTAAAGCAGGCATCTATAAAAACTGCTGACGAAGCAGGGGATGGAACTACAACTTCTATCGTTATCACACAAGAACTCATAAACAGAGCATTCGAAAAGATAGAAAACAAGAACCTCAACGTCACCAAGCTTAGGAATGCCTTAGAGACGCTGTCCCATGATGTTATAGAAGGAATAAAGAAGAGGTCTAAGGAGGTTACTGAAGAAAACCTTAAGAGTGTAGCTACAATATCAGCAAACAACGATTCAGAGCTTGGAAATATTATAGCAGATGCATACCTAAAGGTTGGAGTTGATGGTGCTGTGACTATAGAGGAGTCTATGACAAAGGATACCTATACAGAGATTGTAGAGGGAACAAGAATCAAAAGAGGGTTTGACAGTCCATACATGATCACGGACAAGGAAAAGAATCAAGCTGTACTTGAGAATCCACTTGTATTGATCTCCGACAAGAAGATTACCGTTGTGGAGGACATAGAGCCTTGCCTAAGAGTGGCTATGCAGTCTAAGCGTCCTATGCTAATTATATCAGATATGGAGACCGCTGTAATGAACTTGCTCAATGTGAACAAAGCAAGAGGTGTTGTAAGCGTTAATGTGGTAGCCCCAGAGGGGGTTGGGCTAAATCGATTTGAGCTTTTAGAGGACCTGGCTATCATGACAGGAGCTGTCCTGGTATCTGATGAAACAGGGAATGACTTTACAGCAATAGACGAAAGTTTTCTTGGGGAAGCTAAAAAGGCTGTGTCTACAGATAAGGAGACTATTATTAGTTTAAAATATGAAAAAACAGCTGACGCTGTTAAAGAACGTGCCGAGATGGTTAGGGGGATATTGAAAAAGAAAGAAGACGTATCTAACACTTGGCATTATAAAGATAGACTATCACGTCTATCAGGGGGGATTGCCGCTATTCATGTAGGAGCACTCACTGAAGTTGAAATGAAAGAGAAGAAGGACCGTGTAGAGGATGCCATATTTGCAACTCGTGCAGCATTAGAAGAAGGAATTGTAGCTGGTGGAGGAGTATCCCTGTACAACGCAGCTATGGATATGCAGACGAGATACTTCAAAGAAAAGGATAATGAAATGAAAGAAGCGTGTGCTATCCTATCAGCGGCATTAACCTCCCCTATCAAACAAATACTTGCAAATGCCTCTATGAGTTATGACGAGTTTGTGGAAAGAATAGATAGCGTTAGAAGACGCAACTACGGATACGATGTAAAAAAGAAAAGATTTGGTAATATGTTTACAATGGGAATCATTGATCCGTTCAAGGTCACAAAGAATGCCCTACAGAACGCCATATCTGTATCTATAACAATCTTGACAACAAACTGTGTAATATCAAATAAACGAGCATGAAAGCAATAGGATCATATATCGTTCTCAGAAAGCAAGAGGAGGAAGTTAAAAACAAGAGTGGTCTTATAATGACACAGTACACCGATAAGGATATTCGGTACAAGCTTGCTGAAGTTGTTTCAGCAGGAGACGATGTAAAGGGTTTACAGCCTGGAGATAAAGTTTACTATGACTCTGCTGCTGGATCCGACATACGCATTGATGGAGAAAAACTCACAGTTGTACCCGATAGACAAATCGTAGCTGTGCTTTGAGAGTGTTTGAGCTTGAAAATGATAGTATAGTACTAAAGACGAGTCATGACTTTCGTGGTTGTGACTTTGTCTGGTACGACAATCCTGTGGATCACTTCGACTTAGAGACTATAGATCATAGGGTTATATCATTCGAACAGCTCAAGTACTATGCAGAAATACTGTTCTATCTCAACCCTGATATTGATTTTAAGATCTTTCAAGGCATCTTTAGGTGGATAGGTAATAGAGAGAGTGGAAAAACTATAAGAACGTATTCTACGGCTCGTGTCGATCAAATGACAGAGGAGGTATATAAGGTTAGGAAAGATCCATACTGCCGAAGAATGAGAAGAGTAGTCTTCAATCCAGAGATTATTATTTCTTTCGAAGAGAAAATGTCGATTACAGCAAGACTATCGAAGAGAGGAATTAACTATACTGAGATGGATATATTGCGTGCAATAGACCAAATGTCTCATAGTCAGTTAGTTATAAACCAAGAGATGATTGCTTCGCATTTAACTTGCAGCAGAAGAACAATAAATAGGCTAATGACAGATCAAATTAAATCAAAAATACAGACAGAAAACAAAAGAGTCAAAAGAGAAAAGGCTATATCGAGTGCTATAGAGTGGATAGATGTCTTGTCTGATTCTGGTAATGAAGTTAAAATGCAGGAACTCAAGAGTTTAACTAATATCAGAGACTACACAATAATAAAAGAAGCTATTCATCGTTATGAGATTGGGTTTTAGAGTTCATCTTCTTTATTATCTTTTTGTATACCTTATCCATGTGAGATTTCCCTTTGAATATTTCATTTCTGTAGGGGTCTTCGGAAATGATTTCTTCTTGCATAAGCTTCTTATACAGGTGGTTACATATTCTTTTTGACTTTATAGTCAACTCCCATAGGTTTGACCTTTGAGTTTCTTTACGATCCCTCCATTTTTTTATATACCCTTGCTGAACCATAGATGCGAATCTATTCTTATCCCAGCTCATTGTTCTGGCAAAATGATTGAACGTGTCTTTAGTGAATACGGTTTCATCGTATAAGAACAAAATCATGTCGAGCTCAGCATCTGTCAATTCGTATTTGCTTTTCATATAATACTTGACAACCCTCCAATACTTAAGGAAGTTGTGTTGTCTGGGTCGATACTGATATGTTGGGGTTTTCGGTGGTTTTTTTATTGCGTAAAATCGCTTGTACATATGTTATGCTGTATGTGGTTAACAAATATACAAGTTTATTTTTTTAACTATCTTTGTGGCATATAAATATTTGCATGGCAGCGAGAATCGACAAATCCAAAATGAAGTGTAACTCTCCACGAAAAAGCCCTAATCCAAAAAAGAAAAAGGTTGTTAAGGCTTGTTCTGGTGGACAAGAAAAAATTATACACTACGGAGCATCTGGATACGGTCATAATTACTCAGCAGCGGCTCGTAAATCGTTCAAAGCACGTCACAAGTGTTCAAGTGCAACAAACAAGCTTACGGCTCGCTATTGGGCTTGTAAAGATCTATGGGCTGGAAAAGGAGGGTCCACTAAATCATCTCCTAAATCAAGACAAGGAAAATATTAAAATATGCAAGAAAGAAGAAAAAAACCAGTTTACGGACCAGGCAAAAAAGAAGAATACGATGCTTTTGGGTTTAGAAACAACGTAGTAGATAGATTTTCTGCAAATCAAGTTAAGGATGTAGAAAAGTACGATCCTAAAACTGGCAAAAGCAAGATGATTTATAAACCAGCAAAAGGATGAATCCATTAAAAAACCATAAAGGGCTTGGAGATACTGTAGAAGCTATAACAGAAGCTACTGGTATTAAGGCTGTTGTAGAGGCAGGATCAAGGGCTTTTAAAAAGCCATGTGGCTGCCAACAAAGAAAGAAAACGTTAAACGACCTTTTTCCTTATGGCAAAAAGTAAAACTAAAATGAATCGTCCTTGTTGGAAGGGATACGAGATGGTTGGAACTAAGAAAAAGGGAGGGCGCACCGTCCCTAACTGTGTTCCTAAAAAGAAAAAGTAATGCCACTAAAAACAGGAAAAAGTAGTGCAGTAGTATCTGCGAACATTAGTAAACTTATATCGGAAGGGTATTCCAAAAAACAAGCCGTTGCTA